TCATGGCTTGCTCCACGGGGCGCAAGTACGATCCCAACACAAGGTTGTAGACTGGCTTCCTAGGGTGGATGATGCGTGGGTCTGAACACTTGGAACCATCCAGCAGAAAGGGATCAACATAGTCTGGAACTCTCTCCATCTTAACAAAAGATTTAACTTTCGCGTCAGACTTAAAGACACCCCTACGTTGATACACCTCAAATGCAATCTGATATCTCTGTTTCATAGCACCATCATAATGCTCGATAAACTCCTCCAGTCTTTCTTGGACAATACCTTGTTTCGAAAACCAAGTACCAATCTTGTCCATTCGTGCACTGAACAAAAGTCGACAAACATCATTGCGCCGGCCAACCAGCCGAGGAACGCTCAGTTTGTGTCTCTTTATAATCCCGTGGTACTCATTGCACCCACACGGACTCCAGTAAGCATACTCCTTTCCAATACCACATTTGACGTAATGGTAAACTTTGGAACAAGCCACCACATCATCCGGTACCTGAATGTAACCTGCAGCGCGATTACATATCCGGATGGAAAGATGGCTGTCCTATTTCTTGGGCGGTAAACAGGCTTCTGAAGAATACCAGGAGGATAGCTTGCCCGACAAGTAAACAGATGTGCTGACTCTACCAGAGAACCACTCGCGCCACCCATAACTTGCCGGTCTACCAACCAGCCAGCCCTTCGTCAACCTAGCAGCCCCATCAAGTTTCATCCCTTCACTAGCTAACAACTCTTCACCATCAACCGCAAAAGCTTTACGAACAGACCCATACAACAACCTATGCCGCTGCGTCTTGTCAAGAGTCCCAAACCCATACGCGTCCGGCAACGAACGTATGAGTTGGGCACCTCTTGACACGCACTGCAACAACAGTGTGTAGTCTCTAACTTTAAATGCGGTAAACAGTTTGAGTTCCGAAACTAATGAAGCACTGGAAAGAAGCCCACTATCGTCGATCATGTAGTCATATGGATTCAATGGTAAACCATCGAATTCCCTAACCGCATTGCCAACAATTTCGTGCCTCTTCCCAGTTGCTGCAGAAACAACTGGAACCACCACATTACCTACCCCAGACACTTTCCGGGCTGTGATAACAGCTGCCACTCCTACACCCAATGCTCCCACAAATACGGCACCAACCCCGAAGGGGAGCCAGAAATTTTTGTTTGCATTGAGAGAGGCGATGACAGCGCTAGCAACAGACCTTGAGCGCCTGGCAACCTCACGTGTTGTTCTAAAAACAAGCTTTCCACCCTCCTCACTTACGAAAACTCTAAAAGTCGTCAAAGCGGTACTGGAGGAAATGATCACGCTACCGAGTGTCTCACTGATCTCTTTTGAGCCTGGGGAGAGACTTAACCCCGCAATATTATAGTAGCTACCTAACATATTTGACGTGCCGTCACAAACCACTATCGCAGGTCACGCGGGGCTGATTAACAGGTGGCCTAGCACCACGCCTAATATCTTGCAGTAAACAACGTTACCACGTGGAAATAAC